CCTACTCACTTCACATACCCATCTAACACTCGTCAACTTAGTCGAGTAGACTACAATATAGCTGACTCAGGTACAACCTACCAAGAGATAATGTTTGTAGAGCCTATGAACTTCATTGATCGTATGAACCAAGATTCCTCTACAACAATAACTGTCACTGATGTTTTAGGTGGTACACAGTTGTTTATCGGCAATGATCGTCACCCATCATACTACACTAGCTTTGATGATGACCACATCGTTATGGATTCCTACAAGGCTTCTGTTGACTCTGTACTACAGAATAGTAAGACCAGAGCCTTTGGTTATGTCTACCCAATCTTTACTATTGACGATGACTTCCAGCCTGACTTGGATGACACTATGCTTCCATACTTACTGGCTGAAGCTAAATCAACTTGCTTCTCTTTGTTTAAGTCTGGGTCAGACCCTAAGATAGAACAGTCTGCTCGTAGGTTAAAGTCATTCGTACAGAACGATATGTACAAAACAAAGAGGGCTAATGTACGGCCTTACTACGGGAGAAACTAATGGTCGAGTTTATAGAAGACACTGTTAACCAACGGTGTGTTTGTAAGACAGACAAACTTGCTACAGACATTATAATTGAAAAGGCCAACGATGGTTTTATTTTCTTTGAGATTAAGTTTGAGAAAGGTCTCCTACCAGAAGAGTTCAAAGGTAAGTACTCAGGGATACCCGCAGCTAAGAGAGCTATAGAGAACTATCTAAAGAAAAAGAATATGTCCAAGACAGCCCGTCGAAACTACTTCACAGAAGCCAGAGAAGAACGGAAGAGAAAAGATGCCGCAAAGAATAAGTCAAAAGGTAGTGAACACGTTCATCAAGGGCTTGATAACTGAGGCTGGTGAACTAACATTTCCTGAGGATGCATCTATTGACGAACTCAACTGCCTTCTCGACAGGGACGGTTCTCGTAGACGTAGATTAGCTGTAGAGGTAGAAGAAAACAATGTGTTGTCTACCTTTTCTGTTACTTCACCAGACTTTGAATTTACTACAGGTCGTTGGTTAAATGTAGGTGGTCAGGCTGGCCTTGAGTTTATGGTTGTACAAAATAATAGTACACTATACTTCTACAACCTATCTTCAGAACCTTACTCAGGTAACCAGAAGTCTTTCTCTGTAGACCTAACTGCCTTTGAACATGCAGGCAGCACTGGGGCAGGTACAGCTAAAGTACAAATAGCTTCTTTGAGTGGTGATCTTGTAGTAGTATCGTCAGCTATTAATCCCTTCTACATACAGTATAAACCTACTACAGATACTGTAGTAACTGCTCAAATTACTCCTCGTGTAAGAGACTTTGAATGGCAGGGTGCTACTAATCAGTATACTAAAGAAATTGTAAGTCCCGGTATTAACCGTCAGTATGATACAGCTAACTCAGGGTGGACAGGCGAAAAGGGGGGAGCTGCTCTTACTGCTTACATATCAGCTAATGGAGGTTACCCACCACTTACTCACCCTTGGTACGCAGGTAAAGATGCTAGTGGTAACTTTAGTGTAGCCGAGTGGGAAAAGGTTTATAGTGGCTCCTCTCTTACAGGTAATGGTCATTTTATACTAGACTTCTTTAACAAGCAGAGAGAAGGTCTGGCTACAGAGGCTGAGTCTACAAGGTTCCAAGCTGTAGAGGCTTTCTCAGGTCGTATATTCTATGCTGGCTTGACATCTACTAAGAACAGTGGTAAAATATTATTTAGTAAACAATTAGATAATATCTCTGAAGCTGATAGATGCCACCAACAGAATGACCCAACTTCAGATTACTCTAGTGATCTACTAGATACGGATGGTGGTGTGATTGTAATACCTGAAGCTCACAACATCCAGAAACTACATGCACTTGGTGCTAACCTGATGGTCTTTGCTGAGAACGGTGTGTGGCAGATCAACGGTGTTGATGGTGTCTTCAGAGCTACTGAGTACTCTATCTCTCGTATTACTGATGTAGGCATTAATAATGCTTCTACGTTTGTAACTGTAAGTGACATTCCTATGTGGTGGTCCAAGCATGGTATCCACACTATCTCCTTCGATAAGGTCAGTGGTAGAGGCCAAGAACAGAACCTTACTATTTCTACCATACAAACATTCTTTGATAAGATTGATGGTAATGCAAAGCAAAGATGTATTGCTTCCTACGATGAGACTAACAAGAGGGTCCACTGGTTTTATCCTAGCAATGGATCAGGGGACTACAACAAGAAGAACCAAGTACTAACATTAGACATTTCACTGCAATCATTCTACCCTTGGACGGTTGCTGATAGTGCCTCTAACACTGACTACATAATTGGTGCTGAGTACTTGGCAGGTTTTGGTTCTGACTACGTAGATCACGATGTATTCACAGCTAACGGTAATGATGTAGTTACTTCAGGTGGAGACGATGTTGTCGTAAACAAACTTTCTCAATTAGCTCAATCTGACACATCTGTAGCTCTTATGGTTTATGATGCAGCATCAGGTAAGCTGACTATAGGCTTCTTCCAGAACTCTGGCTTCCTAGACTGGGGTGATGCTAACTACAGTAGCTATGCTGAAGCTGGTTATGACTTCATGGGTGATTTGATACTCAAGAAGAATGCACCATACTTACAAGTTTATTTACGTCCAACTGAAACAGGGTTTGCAGGTAGTGACGAATTAGGGTATAATCCCGTAAGGGAATCTTCGTTGCTGGTATCGTCGTATTGGGACTTTAGGAACAACACTTCGTCTTCACCACAACAAGCCTACCGACTTAAATATACTCCCGTAGTTAATGAATCAGCTTTATCTACATGGGACTATCCTGAAAGTGTCGTAACCACACGACTAAAGATGAGAGGTCGAGGCCGTAGTATGCGCCTTAGGTTCGAGAGTGAACAAGGCAAAGACTTCGTACTATTAGGTTTCGGAATACTTAGTGCAGCAAATACGAGATTTTAAGATACAAAGAGAAGACTTTAACGAAGTAAAAGATCAGGTAGACGAACTTACTCATAAAAACTGGGAAGATACAGGGCTTAGTAAGTACGGTATTAAGTTAAACCCAGACTGGGATATTTATGAGACTTTAAATAAAAGCTATATGTTAGGTGTGTATACAGTACGTAAACAAAACAATCTCGTAGGTTATCTTACTGTCGTTTCAAGAGAACACCATCATTATAAAAACACTGTATTTGCTTCTAATGATATTTTATTTATAGAAAAAGAACATCGTAAAGGACTACTAGGTTATTTTCTTGTTAAGTATGCTGTTAAAGACTTAAAGGATTTAGGTGCAGATGTTCTTCTTTTTAGTTCAAATATTGACAAACCTTATGACTCTATCCTTCAAAGGCTAGACTTTCAACCTCTTGAAAAAGTATTCATTAAAAAACTAGGAGACTGAAGTGACAACAGCAGCAGCAATTCTAATATCGGCGGCTATTACTGGAGCATCAACAATAGCTTCTGTTAATCAACAGAAGAGGGCTGCCCGTGCCCAGCAACAACAACAGACGTTACAGACACGCCGTAGTCAACGTCAAGCTATACGAGAGACACAGCTTAAACAAGCTCAACTAAGGGCTAGTGCTTTAGGTGCTGGTGTTGTTGGTGGTTCTGCTATAGGTGGTGGACTGTCATCGTTGTCATCGCAGCTTGGTAGTGCTCAAGGCTTTGCTGGTCAGATGTCAGGCCTATCTAATGAAATCAGCATAGCCTCTCAGAAGGCTCAGACATTCGGTGCTATAGGTAGTTTTGGTATGAAAGCCTTTGAAGGCTTGGGTGGATTTGAACAAGTTCAGAAAATGTTGAAGACTTCATAATATGACATCATTCGTTGATCTTTCCGTAGAAAGTAAAGGGTTTGTAGACGCAGAGGATGTCTACGGCCCTGAGTTTGTACGTCCTAAAAACTTGGACACTGAAGCAGTAGCAAAGGATGGAGAGACAAAAGAAGAGGCACTGGTACGTGTCAATGACCAAGCAGCTGAAACATTCAAGACTTCTGTAACTGATTCTGTAGACCGTCGAGAAGACCCAGTAGGAGTGTCAGACCGTATTACAGACGGTGAAGAAAAGCTCTTTGGTATCTACAGCAAGGATGACATTTACATTGAAGACGATGTAATCTCTCGTTCTCCTTCGTACCAAGCTGCTGAACAGAAGTACTTCCGTAACCTTCAGATTCTTTCTGAGGAGATGGAAGTTGCTGCAGCAGAACAAGAAGGTAAAGGTATAGTAGGCTACGGTATTGACTTGATTGATCGTGAGATTATTCGAGCTACTTTGTTTGGCTGGTACGAGAACCTTACTAACCGTACAGCCCGTGAGGGTAACCGTGTCTTCAGTAACCTAGCTACAATAACTGACCCAAAAGAAATGAGGGAGTTTGCTAAGGAGTACGTATCAGAGATACAGGCAGAGGGTGTCCTGAAAGGTGACAACGCCTTTGCTTATGCTCAGATGATTAGAGAAGTATACGGTAAAGGTTTAAACACAGATGCTGCGTGGGATGCAACATTTGGTGTCTTAGACTTAGCAGGTTTCGTAGGTGGTGTAACTAAGTTAGCTAAGATTACTAAACTTAAATCTCTCCGTTCAACTACAGCTGCCTCTCGTGCTGGTGCTCTAGGTGGTGCAGAAGAAGCTAATAAGGTAGCAGAAACAATTCACCTACGTGACGTTGACCCTACCAACACAGCTGACCTACAAAGCACAGCAGTCAATCTTAGTAACCCTGTTGTTAAACCATCTATTGGTTTCTCTCAACGGTTAGAGAAAACTAATTCAATTCTTAAACGTACTGTAGAACGAATAAGAGGTGGGGCTGTACCTACAGCTGAGAGTGCAATAAAATTTGATAGTGTACTTAAAGAAGCAGCAGAAAAGTTCTCTCAGACCTTCAAGGTTAATGTCTACGATGTAGGTGTTACAGACCTAAATGAGCAGTCTAAAGCAGTTGACTTCTACCTCGGTAAGAACACAGACGGGTTACCTTTCAAACCTCTTGATGACGGTTCTGTACCTAGTGGTGCTCAAAAGGTTGCTGACCGTATAGGAGGTGAGGTTGTACCCCTTGATCCTGAGGACTTATCACTTGGGTTTGTAGTCAAAGTATCTGAGAACCTTGACGCATCTAAAGGTCTTAAAGGTGGGTTTAATATCAAACTTGCCCAGACAAAGTGGTCCCAAATTTTAGGTAAAGTATTTGACAACAACCTTGTTGGTTCTCCAGCTGCACGAGATGTACAGGAGCTAAATGAGATTGCTCTTCGTTCTCAGTCTGCTTCAAAGTACCTTGCCTTCGAGGGTAAAAAACAACAGGACATTATTGGTAGGTTAAACTTTGAGGATACTAAGACCCTTGATACTATACTCTCAGAGTTTAGAGATGGGCCTGACTCTATAGGCCGTCAGTCTTGGAATGAGGCTGAGTTTAGTTCAGCATGGAAAACACTTACAGGGGAAACCCCTTCAGTTAAAGTGGTAGATGCTTTCAAAGCAGCAGAAAGCCTGTCTGATGCTAGTTACTACTTCAAAGCTATGGAGACTATGAAGAACTTTATAATGAAGGGCTTTAAGAACTCTGTAGAGGTTGAGGACGGTATCTTTATCCCTGCTAAACGTAAGGTTCTATCTGATTTAGCTGGGGATGCAAAAGTATTTGACTACTTAAATAATGTAAAACTCTTTGCAAAAGAAATAGATGACATCCCTAGGGACAGTGTAGTATGGGAACTTAGTCAACCTTGGAATGGTCAGGACTTTGTAGTCCTACCTAGCCGTGTACGTCCTGTTGATCCTCGTGATGTACTAGGTTACTCTGCTTACGGTAGGAGGACCAACCCTAACGTCAAGTACTTTATCTTCTTGAAAGGCGACAGAGGTCTAAAGACTGTACTCGGAGCCTTCTCTGATTCATCTGCTCAGACTGCTACTCGTCAACTGAGAAAAATACAAGAGGCTTATCGTACAGGTGGTATAGCTGATGAAGCTATTACTAAGACTATTCAGGTTAGTAACGACTGGAACCCCAGTATCAATACTAAAGCTGACATGGATGAGTGGTTGTTAGAGAATGAGATTGATATTTTAGATGGTGATCTGTTCTCCAAGAAACGTGACGATAGTATTGAAGACCCCTTCGACAAGGTATTTAACGGAGAGTCTGCTGTTGACTATGTAGACAATGCTCAAGCACGTTCAAAGACTATTCTAACTGAGTACGGTGGTGGTAAAGCCTACAACCCTAGCCCCTTACAATCTATTGTGGATCAGTACGGTACTGAAGCTCACCGTTATGCTAACTCCTTCTACACTCTCAAGTCCATGCAAGGTTGGATTGAACAACTTCGCATTATGAGAGAAGAAGGTATTAACATTTCAGTTAGTGTGCCTGACAACATTGGTCCTTCCGACTACCGTAAACTATTCTTGAACACAAAGGTGGAAGGCAGTAGCCCAGCTGCAAATCGTATGAGATACCTACAGAACACTATCAAACGTCGTTTAGGTATGTCTAGTCCAATAGAGGAAACTCTGTCTCAGGTGGCTGATGGTCTTTCTGAGCAGCTGTATGATGCTTGGGGTATCAAGGTACAGGCAGGTGACGTAAGTAAACCTCTACTCAAGACAGGTTTCTTCTCTGCCTTTGCATTTAACTTGTCTCAGGCTTATCTTCAGTCTTCTCAGATCATTAACATTGTTGCTATTACAGGTACAAATATTGGCTTTAAAGCTGGGGCTGGTTCTATAGCACTACGTAAGCTCGTCAGCCTGACAGATGACATAGCTGTAGAGGAAGCAGGTCTAACTAATTTTGCAAAGGCTATGGATATTGCAGATGGTGATGCCAAAGAAATTGCTGAACTCTTCCGAGAAACATTACCTAATGTTGTTATGGGTGACTCAATCGAACTTGGTACAGGTGTGAACGGTGGACGTTCTACAGGAGCAATGTTTGGTAAGACTGGTTTTCAAGCCACTAAAGTTGGTAAAGCTATCTTTGATGTAGGTTTAATTCCCTTTAACTTTGGTGAAAGTACGGCTAAGTCTACAGCATTCCTAGCTGCTTCTTTAGAGTTTAAGAAAGCTAACCCTACTCTATCTTTATTGTCTGAGTCAGGCCGTAATTATGTAGCTCGTCGTACTGAAACACTTACACAGAACATGAGTAACACCTCACGTTCAGCCCTTCAGAGTGGGGTAGGTAAAGTCCCTACACAGTGGTTGTCTTACTTCTTCCGTACAATGGAGCAAGTCTTTGTAGGCCGTGATTTGTCAGGTATTGAGAGAGCACGTCTAGGCTTCTTTACTCTACCTTTCTTTGGCTTCACAGGTTTAGGTATGGGCTTTACAACAGAGAAAGTAGCTGAATACTTTGACCTTGATCCTAATGATGAGTCTGATAGAGCCTTGTTTATTACTTTAAAGTATGGTATCATAGACGGATTCTTAAATCACTATACACCTTTCGATGTAGCTTTGTCAGAACGTATGGCTCCTCTTCCAGCTATCTTTGATATTTATGAGAAATTTACAGAAGAGAATGTTCTATCAGCTGTTGGTGGTCCATCTGGTAGTATCGTATACACTGGTGGTGAAGCCTTGTTTAACTTGATGTCTAATGTGGCTAATGGCTACACATCAACTCTGACGGAAGATAGCCTAAGAGTTCTCCGTAACTTCTCAGGTATTAACTCGGTAGCTAAGGCAGCAGGTATCGTTAGTGATGGAGTATATCGTAACCGAAAAGGTATTAGAGTTCCTGTTGAAGTAGATTTAACTGATGCTATCATATCTCTTACAGGCTTTACCCCTCGTCAAGTTACAGAGTTTTATGCACAAAGTGGACGGGTTTACAAACTTAATAAAGACTTTAAAGCTGTACGTAAAGAGGTCTTAGAGAAATCTAAACTGGCTTGGAGTATCTATGCTGATGATCCTAAAAGGGCTTCAAGTATTCTAGACGATGCAAAAACTATTGTTTCTAAATCTCCCATGACTTACGATAAGAAGATAGAGTTACTTCGTCTGCTGAGTCCCAAGGCAGATGACCTGTCTTACATATACAACACCCTTTACCAAAATGATAAATCAAATGCGGCTAAGTGGTCATTGACCAGTATGCAAAAGGACTAATATAAATGGCTAGTATTTTTCAACCAATCCTCCAAAGTCAGATAACACCTGAAAGACCTGTTGAGTTAGCCTCACCGATAGCTTCTCTAGCTAATCTAGGCGAAGGTATTGTAGGTGGTCTTACTCGTGCAAAAGGTGAAGCAGACCGAGAGGCACGTCGAAATGCTCCTACGTATAGTCAGATTAAAGATGAACGTGAGTCTGGTGCACTTGCTGATTACACTACTGGTCTACAAAACCTTGAGCAGTTAAAGGGTCAGATTAGTGAGACTGCCTATAATGAACGGTTACGTAAACTTAATACGGGGTATCTACAATACATTACAGAACCTTCATTTGTAGCTGCAAGAGAGACTATCACAGGTCTTCCTGATACTCTAATTGGTAGAACTGACACAGAGTTATTATTAAACGATTTAAGTCAGACATCTAAAGGACAGGGTGAAATAGCTTTTGCTATACAACAGCTAAAGTCTGATGGTGTAGAACCTACCTCTGAGGCAGTAGCATCTATTATTAACCAACGTGAAGTAAATAGGTTAGCTGTAGCAAATATAGAAGTAGGGGATCAACTATCTTTCCAAGAGAATAAAAAGGATATCTTTGATTTTATTAATATGTTTACCCAAGATACACAAAACTCTGTGTTTGCTTTGCAAGAAGCTGGTGTACCTATAAGTGCCTCTATGGTCCAAGATCGTTATGTAGATTTCCTTGAACTAAAAACAGGTATCGAAGCAAAGATAAATAGAGCACCTTTAGCACAGAAAGAAGATGTACTAAAGTCTCTCCAACGCACAGAGGATTTCTTTGTACAGCTTGGTATGACCAAAGTAGATGGGGAAATTGAACTTCTTAATAAAGATGAATTACAGGTTACAGATAAAGTTAAATCCTTTGTATCAATCTTGAACCAATCTGAAAACGGAGCTGATGTTGTTCTTGCACTGAAACTAATGGACCAAAACTACAAGCCTGATCCTCTTACTTATGAAATACTTAAAGGCCGAATGAAAGATTTAGGTACTAAGACACCTGTCACGGCTGATTGGATTACACAAGCAGACATTGTAGTAACTAACGATCTTATAGGTACTTACGAAAACCTTGTAGCATACCAAAAAGCCGGAGGTGAAGCACAGTTTAATAAACTAGGTGACGGAGCTATATCCTTAGTTAACCCAGAGGAACAAGCTAAGTGGTCAGGGATGACTAATGCTCAGGGTTGGACTGCAACTAAAGCATTCGGTACAGCAAGTAACGGTTTCTCTAAACAAGCTATTCTTTCAGGTAATCTGACAGATGGTTTTTACAATAGCTTGGCTGGATTGGCACTTAGCTTTGAAAGTATTGACATCCTAGAGGAGCCTGTATCCTTTAACGGTCTACGTCAAGAGGTGAGTAGTAAGTTACCTGACCTTATTAAGACTGCTGAATCTATAGACCCAACTAAGGGTGCTGCAATTAAGGCTCTTATGTACCGTTCTTTGGTGGGTCAAAGTGGGCAGTATGATAGACGAATAGAATCTGATGAAAGTAAGCTTGGTATTACCTTTAATCCTAAAACACGTACCTACAATTTAGACAGCAATACATCTGACGATACTAGACTAACCTTAATAGGTATTACAAACAAACATTACAACGGTAATTTAGTAGCTGCTATTGAGGATGGATTTAAACGTACCACTTTAGAAGACTTATCTCTTTTACCTTCTACAAAAGATGCCGCCTCATTATCTGAGATAGGTATGAATAATGCAAAACAAATGTTAAGTAGTAGATCACCTCAAGTAGATGATGTTAAGAACCTTCTTGATCTCCGTAGCTCTTCTGTCTACTTAAAGAACTTGTCTTTGCAGATAGAACCTAAGGCATCTAAGGATGCTCGTGAGGTTGCTGAGACTGCAAGGGAGTCTGTATCAGCCATAGAAACAACATCTGATATACCACTTGAGTCTATTACTGGCTTTGACCGTATTGCTAACGACACAGCCTTCCTCGGTGCAGTTGAAAGGGTATCTCAAGACTTAGGTATTTCTAACAGTGACCTACTTACTGCTATCTCATTTGAGACTGTAGGTACTTTCAACCCAAGTATTAAGAACCCCGGTAGTTCAGCTACAGGTCTAATTCAATTCATTGAGAAGACAGCTAAAGGTCTAGGTACATCTACAGCAGAACTTGCTAAGATGAATAACGTAGAACAAATGGAGTATGTCAAGAGATACCTAGAGCCTTACAAAGGACGTATGAAAAACTTAGGTGATGTCTACATGGCTATCCACTGGCCAGCTGGTGTAGGTAAAGATGACAGTTATGTCATGTACCGTGATGGCTCCAAAGAGTACACAGCTAACCGTAACCTAGATGTGAGTGGTGACGGTACAGTAACTCGTGGTGAAGCTCTACAAAGAGTTAGACAGATGACAAGTGGTGGTAGAGGAGCACCTATCACTATGTCTGAACTACCAGATGCACCAGTCAGTGGCACAGCAGAGGTATCTCCTGTCAGTGTACCTACAGTTGATGTTGCACAGCCTGATGTTGTAGCTGGTCAAGCTGTATTACCTGAGCAAGATGCAGAAGCTGTAGCAGAAGCAGAAGCAGAGACTAAGGCTCCTGCTAGGACAACTACACCACCTGAGATTGAGGCTTTAATTGAAGCCTTAGGTGAACGTAGTCTTACAGATGAAGAAGCTCAACAGTTTAGAGAGTATATGAGCACATTCAAAGTAAATACCGGAGGTTAATATGATTACACCTGAGTGGCTCGACAAGTGGCGTATATGGCCTCGTCTAATTATAACCCTGTATGGTCTAGCTTTCTACCAAACAACTAACTGGTTTATGAACCTACCTGACCCCACCAATGCACAGGCTGGTTTTGTTTCTGTCATTGTTGGTGCTGGGGCTGGATTCTTTGGGATATACGTCAATGGTAAAAACAGTAGTAATACTTCTTCTGGTAGTAGGTCTTACTAGTGGTTGTAGTCAACTTAATCCTCTAGGCTTCCTGTCTAGTGGTGGTACTAACGTAGCTGCAAACACTCAGATAGGCAAGACTAACACTCAAACAGTTGGTACTACAAAGAACACTGAACAGAAGATAGTAGTAGAAACTTTAACTGGTGAAATTGAACAGTCTAACGATGATAATAAAGTTAGTACTGAGTCAGTAGATAACTTAACAATTAACGAAATCCCTCCATGGGTCATCCTCCTTCTAGTTCTTGGTTGGATGCTACCTACTCCTCAAGAGATGGGTAGAGGTCTTTTGAAACTAATAACACTAGGAAGATACCGTGGAAAACCAAACTGAATGGCACTTATCTAAATCTGTCCCTCTAACCTTTGTCGTGGCTATCTTCATTCAGACTGTATCGTTAGTGTGGTATGTGTCATCAATGGACAATGCTATCAAGAACAACGAGAAAGAACTGCTAAGGCAGGATGTACGTATCAATACACTAGAAGGTGTGGTACAAGCTCAAGCTCTTACTCTAGCTCGTATAGACGAGAACATAAAGTCCATTAGGGTTATGATGGAGAGAGTGGCCTACAAAGACGAAGCTAGGTAATGGACCCCCTTAGCTGTATAGCAGCTGCCAGTACAGCATACACAGCCCTCAAGAAAGGCTTTGCTGTGGGCAAGGAGCTATCCTCAATGGGTACTCAGCTTCAGCAGTGGTCAAAGGCTCTGAGTGATCTTGACTTTGCACATGAGCAAGCATCTAAGCCACCCATGTACAAGATGTTTTCTGACACACAATCTCAGGCACTAGAGGCTTGGTCAGCTAAACAACAGGCAACTCAGATGCGGGAGGAACTCCGTAGCCATATCAGTTTCGTGTATGGACCCTCAGCTTGGGATGAAATAGTACGCACTGAGGCTAGGATGCGTAAGGAACAACGAGAGTTAGTCTACAAGAAGAAAGAGTTTATCGACAACTGTATTAACTGGACGATAGGTATTCTTTTATTTCTCTCAGGTATAGCTGGTATTGCCTTGGTATTTTATTTTGTAGGCAAACAACAAGGAAAGTGGTAATGGCTAAAGTAGATAAGTCAAAGATGAAGTGCAACAAACCTAGAAGCACACCTAATCACCCTAAGAAGTCCCATGTTGTCAAAGCATGTGAGGGTGGCAAGGAGAAGATCATTAGGTTTGGACAACAAGGTGTGAAGGGTAGCCCTAAGGGATCAGCCCGTAACAAATCATTCAAAGCTCGTCATGCCAAGAACATTAAGAAGGGTAAGATGAGTGCAGCATACTGGGCAAATAAGGTGAAGTGGTAAAATGGCAGCTCCTACTCCTACAAACAGAGCATTGTATAGTCGTGTGAAGACTGAAGCTAAACGTAAATTCAAGGTTTGGCCTAGTGCTTATGCCTCAGCTTGGCTCACCCGTGAGTACAAGAAAAGGGGTGGTAAGTACAGTGGTACTACTGCAAACAAGGTGAGGAAGAAGTAATGGCTAAGGGTGTTAAACATTATTTAAGAGATGGTACAGAGCATAAAGGTGGTATGCACAAGATGCCAAATGGTCAGATGCATTCAGGTAAGACACACGGTAAAACCAGTAAACGTTTATACCACTTTAAAGACCTGAGTGCTACATCAAAGAAGAAGGCTAAGAAGTAATGGCTAAGGGAGGGCTAGGTAAGTGGTTTGGTGAGCAGTGGGTAGATGTCAAAACTGGTAAGCCATGTGGACGTAAGAGTGCTAAGAATAGTAAACGTCCTTATCCAGCTTGTAGGCCAAAGGCTGTGGCTGGTAGTATAAGTAAGAAAGAAGCTAGAAAGAAAACAGGACCAAAGAAAGTTAAGTGGTCCACAACTGCATCAGGAAAGAAAAGGAAATAACTATGCCATATGCAAAAGGAAAAGTTAAGCCATACAAGTCTAAGACTAAGACTCCAATGAAACCTAAGAAGAAAGTAATGAAGAAAAAGAATAAGAAGTAATAAAGTTAAAGCCCCAAGGAGAAATCCAAGGGGCTTTTCTTTTGGTGTTAGGCAGACTCAGGCCACCTATAACATACATAACCTTTAACTATATAACCATTAGTCTCTACAAACTTGAATCCATCAGGCATTGTACTGAGGCATCTCTCCTCTGAATCTAGTACCTCAGGAAAAGCTACCGATACACAACTTAGATCAACTGTACAGGCAAGTATTATTGCTGAAAACATATCATGTACTACCTTCCATCTCTTTGATTAGTCGATCTAAGTACCACCGAGCCTTACTCAAATCCTCTACTGGTTTACCTTTGTATCTGTATCGGTGCAGGTATTTCTTGCAGTTACCTTCTAAGTAACCCATGAACATGACTTGATCCATGTTGTCTTTCATGTAGTCAATACATTCTATCTGTCCATCACCGTAGTGTGCAGGTTTGTTTACTACATCTTCTGTCATAATATTACCAACTCAGCTTTTGTGTATGGGATGTGGAAGAACTTCTCACCTTTGACTATGTACCTACCCTTGGCTTCCCTCAGGCTTTTGTCAGTCAACAGAGTATCCTTTATGCGCCATGCTTGTTTGAAGTCAGGTCTAAAGATGTAGAAGTTAAGTACACCATCCTTATGTTTCTCCTTCAGTCTCTTCTTTCGTTCAGGTAGACGAACCTCAGCCCAGTGTGTAGGCCAATCACCTTTCCATGCTGTCTTAACCTCTGCCTCGTTGTAGTATGTGAGGCCGTTCTTCTCTGAGACTACATCTACGTTATAGTTCTCTTCATTGTTTACGATGGTGTGACCATGGCTACTAAGATAACCTGCTAAGGCTTTACGAGCTGGTTCATCATAGGCTTCATACAAAGCTTTACTGAATGGTCTCTTTACCATGTTCATACTGGTACACCATCAATTATATCTAGGAACTCTCTTAGATCAGTGTATCCCCCTATGTGTGTCCCATCAGATGAAAAGATTTGAGGTACAGTCTTGAGTTCTGTTTTCTTCATCATGGTAAGTATCCACCTAGAACTATCTGTCTCTATATTGTACTCAACGTAACTTATCCCTGCACCTTTCAAGAGAGCCTTGGCAGTATCACAGAAACTACATTGGTTACGAGTTAATATTGTGTACATGTTTAGTATCCTTGGTTAAGTGAGCAGTTTAGGCACATGCTCAGGTGTAGATTATTTACGATAACATGTCAATGATAATTGTCACAGCCACTGTTATTACTAATAGTTCAACCATGTTTTCTCCTTTCTTATATTAGGTCTACGATTTCACAACTATCTCCAGAGCAAGCCAAGGTTTGACTACCCGCAGTATTGTCTTCATTCTCATACTCAGATAACTTAGACCAATCAATACTTGTAGGCATAACGGAGGACAGCATATCATAGTCTGACTTACCACACTCTTGATAAGGTGCTTGCTGGTAGGTGTGCTCATGGTAAGGCAAGAAGGATACACCTGACATCTCATCAAAGTGTTTGTACACGAATGCACCTACCTCAAACCATTCATCCTTCTTGACGTTGATTGTTACAGAGGGTTTGTGTTCACACCAGTTACGTTGATAGGCAAGCCACATCTCTAGTTGCTCTACGGCTGTCATATCAGCTGTGACTACAGCCCCTTCAGGAGCCTTCTGTGGAAAACTAAACACAGTTGTTTGGTCAGGCTTCATTGCACAAGGTTCGTTAGGTATACCCTGATCATTCATGAACTGTGTCAGTGGGTCTTTGTTGTCACCCCTGACGGTACGGATGTAGTAACGAGAGTGACGAGCATGGATACCACTGGCTGAGTCAACGAGTTGGGAGACTGTTCCTGATGGCTTAACACAGGTGACAGCAGCAGATACAGGGATACCAAGTTTAGCAGCCCACTCAGCATTAGTATCAACAGCAACTTGTTTAAGGTGTGTAAGTGTCTTACTCAATCCTTTGTTACTCAAGGTCATTAGAGGATTGTCCATGATACCTGTCAGGGAGACACCAAGCAGACGTTCTTCTGCTGTGTTATCTGTCCACTGCTTACGTAGGTATGGGAACTTAGTGTAGGTTGATTGGATTGTACCTAAGATCGTAGCTAGACGTACCTTCTCCTCTAGTATTTCAATAGTATCCGTAGCTCGTACTACACACTCGGTTAGGTTACAGAATTGTGATGGACGTAGGATAATCTCAGAGCATGGATTTGTTCCGAACTCGTAGTTAGGATCACGACGTCCATTCTTTTCTGCCTGTGCTTTAGATGCCTGACGATTGAAGATACCTCGTTCACCACTACCACTCTCAACCAAGGCCATCCACTCACGCATGAAGGACACTGCATCAGGCTTCTCAGTGTAGCTCACAGAGTTATTAGCCAAGGCTCGTTGAGGTTCGTTCTCCCACCATTTACCTGACTTAGCATGACGCATACGGTCATCACTTAGATTAGACAGAGAGATCATAGCTGATCGACGTACACCACCTACAACAACTACCTCACCAATTTTACACATGATGTCATGGCACTCAATGGAAGATAGCTTACGGTTTTGTGCTTCTTTGAATGTATGAACAGTAAAGTTAAACAGATCAACCAGAGGTGCTGGACCTGAAGCACGTCCACCGAATGTCTTGAGTGGAGCACCAGCTGGACGAACCTTAGATACATCCCATGTAGGGATTTCACCACTGTACAGGAGTGCAATCAATTGACGAAGAGCCTTAGCCCAACCTTCCTTACTGTCCTTAACGACGATGTTAGTCTCACTGTCGAACAACTCAGGGACTTCAGGGAGCTTAGTAACGGACTGCCTCTCGACGGAGAAGCCAACACCAGTACCACAGAGCAAGATAAACATAGCCTCATCGAAGGATTTAAGGTCATCTACGGCTAGGTAACTACAGTTGTACATGCATGTGTTGTCTCGGTCAGCAGCTGGGCCAGCAGTCATAAGTGAACGCATAGAAGGCATGACCTCAAGGCCAAGGATAGCTTGCTCTAGTTTGTACTTAGTATCTGGGTCAACCATGTCTCGGATAATATTGACTGAGAAACGTGTGACAGTATCATCCCATGACTCACGTCCTGTACCATCGTAGTACTTAGCATACCGTGACTTATGGATGAAGGACTGGTAGTCTGTTGGTAGGTGGTTGTTCATGTGTCTTTACCTCTTTCCCTTTTATCTTCTTCTAACCACACCATACGGTCAATGTCACCTCTTGACAACCCTATGTCTTTTAGCTCTGCATCTGTCAATTTGTTAAGGGTTTTGATTGCTGCCCTATGTTCTGACCACATAACACAGTACCTCATAAACCGTACAAATATATTATTAACCCACCTAGTCTTCATCTGTTGTCTCCCGATCCTTGAAGGACACCACGGGATGCCCTGTCCTCTAGCTTGTCTACGTTTCTATGTATGACTTCTTGAAGATCACTACCAAAGTAATTAGCTATTGCTGTAGTGTAGAACAGGACATCACCTAGTTCCTTTACGATCTCTCCCTTCTTAATATTGGAGCCATCACGGATCATCTTCTTGGTCTTCTCTGCTACCTCACCTGCTTCACCTACTAGACCCAGTACATTCTCAATCAGTCTAGTCTCACCCTTTGTTAGTATCTTACCCTCAACAAAAGCAGAGTATTCTAGGGCAGAAAAATCACTCCCTTTAAAGGCATCAATATCGTCTTGGCTAATCATCCTTCTTCAATCCTTTTCCATTCTTTTATTTCTTCATCTAGGTTTATGTAGTCATCAAAGTTTATAAGACCTTCATCCAGTAAGAACTTAACTACGTACTCTTCTGTTATTTCATTCTCTTCTAGCAGGTGGAGTAGGCCGTAGTTTTCTACTAAGGCTTTTAGTTTAGATTCGAAGTCGAACATTTGTACTCAATCTCCACAGGTTCAGGGCTACGGTTAATTGTGTGGGTGTCTTTGTATGCATCAGAAAAGCTAGAGTAGTACACATCTACCTCTGCCCAAGAGTTATCTGGAAACAAACCAAGACAAATATTATAGCACATCCCACCTTCTTCTTCAAATGGTCCTTCTATAAATTTGTGTATTTTTATTGTTGTCATTTGAGCCACTCCTCAGGAATTAGTTTATCAGCATAAAGGAATCCGTTTTTGTCACACCACATTCCATAAGTTGTCTTCGATCCTTTGTTGATTTTAGCCCTAGAGTTACTGAATACAAAACGAATGTCAAGTTCTGGGTGTTGCTTTTTTATGAGTAGATGTTTCTTTCTGTCTGCTACAACAAACCTACCCTTGCTCTCTATGATGATGCCGTTAGGTAGTTCGAAGTCAGGGGTATATGTCCTGACCTCGTTGATAGCATACTTGATCTTCATCTCTTCATACTTGACTGGCACTGACAGAGACTTGAGTTGTTTAGAAATACGGTCCTCTAGTCCTGATCTGTAGCCGTACTTAAATCCTGCCTTCATGACTGAGGTACTCGTGGTTCGTTGACTACATCCACTAAGTGGAGTGGACCAGTGCTGTAAATGAAGGTCCGAGCCTCAGGCCAACACACCTTACGGAACTCACAGTAACTACAAGACATTGCTAACTTAGTGTTAGGGCTAGTCTTTGATTGAGGTATTGGAGGGATACGATCCTGAGGGATAGGGCCAGCTACCATCTCTTTAGCCTCTAACATCTCTTTCTCTTTAATCTTCAACTCATCTTCAAAGTCGTAGACATCTAAGCAGATGTGTCCGTTTACTTTGTCGATAACTAGGAAGGCTCCAGCTGTCTTGTTGGTAACCAGAGGATCATCCTTAGCTGCATACACATAGGACGATAGCTGAGAGATATAACCAAAGGGATCGTCCTCTCGTAGGTTACCTTCCTTGAACTTCTTGAAGGCAAAGGGAGAGGCTGACTTGACGTCTACAGTCATACCATCAATCACTGCATCTCGGTGTCCTTTAATACCATGTACATTCAGACGATCCTGTTGACCTTTAACATCATGACCTGCTGCAATGGCAAGGGTCAGTGCTAACTCTTCGATCATGTCACCAAAGAAGAACTTGAGAAGAGTATTGGGTTGTAATTCCTCAGCATCTTTAGTCTGGTTGATCTTGTACCAGAGTTTACGTTTACAGGGTGTACCAATGGAAGACAGAGAAAGATAACCTCTTGGCTCCTGACGTTTACTGAAACGTTGGTTTGCTACCAATGCAATCCCTTGACCCATTATTGAACCAAGTGTTCCATCCCAACCACCCTTACCTTCGATCACATTGTACATGTCTTCTACTAATGTTCTAATTTCTTTTGTCATTACTACTCTCCTCTACTAAAATCTAATCTGAACACACCCTCAGGTGAATGGTAAGCAGTCATCAGGTCAACCCATTGTTGGTAGCTCATAAATACCATCTGATGTTCATTAAGTCTCTCATCAAATTGTCTGAGGTAGATTGTACCATCATCTACAAGAGCCATCTCGACATCCTCGAACCTGTCCTCTTGGTCTAGTGTAGTAATCACAGAGGCATCAGACTCAAACTCTACTGTGAACATAACAAAGCCTTCCAAGAAACAGGGAACAACTCCTCCATCTTCTCACTGA